AAGCAGGGGTAGTAAGGTCTAGACTGTCAGAAGAATATAACATTAACAGGAAAGCCAGAGACCTAGCTGAAGCGAGACAAAGAACTAGAGCGAGAGGTGATACGCCCAAAGGACTTCTCTCTGCCATTGTAGATCCAAAAGAGCGGGGGTTAGAGAAAGCTAAACGAGACAGGCAGTTTTTAAAATCTATTGGGGGTCGAAAACAGGCACACAAAAAAGCAAGTCAGATGCCCGCTGTTCCAATTACCAACCTAATTGAAGAAGTAAGGAAGGAGATTGAGACTGCCCTTGCTAACGCTAAGAAGGCCTATGACACCAAGAAAGATTTTACTTTGGAGCAGTACGAAAGGGAGAAGGCAAAGATACTTGGCAGTAGGTTGGAAAGAATTTTCCAGAAACTTCTTGATGCTGGGTTGATCTCTAAAACAAGATACAACAGGGTCGCCAAGCGAGAGAAAAGGATAGTCAGTCATCGGTTGAAGCGCGCCAGACTTTATAAAGAGTTCCAAGAAGATAAGGACTTTCTGAGCATTGGGAGTTTGCAAGATGTAGACGGTAATTGGAAATCTCTTAGTGAAGTTAAAGACCAATTGTTTGAGGTGGGTGTTGCTTTAAATGTTCCTATCAAAGGAATAAAATTTAAAAAGGGAATGCTTCGTGTGTCTCCTAGCATTGGTTACAGGGCGTTAAAAGCGAGACATGATGAGCTTGCAGAGATAATAGACGAGAGGCCAACCCCACCCACTCAGGTCGTTGAAGAAGAGACGCGACCAATTATGGATTTAAAAAAGCCTTGGAGGTTTTTCCAGACTGAGGATAGACCAAAGGTTGGAGCCAGACTAAATAAGATTGGTGGTTACATGATGGGGGTGAGCAGGTTTGATGATGTCTCTCCTGTCGCTCGATGGAAGAATGAGTTCGGTACAATCATAGACAAGATTGAATTCACTAGGGATGACCAGACATTTACACTGTACGAGGCGCTTGACCCATACTTCCCCAACAACTATACCCGATATAATTCCTTAGAGGAGGCGAAGAGAGCCTTTGACTCCCGTTATTATAAAGCTAAGGCACAGTACGCCGCAGGTGATAAGGTTGTTCCTTCTCAGTATGAGGGAAGGCTGAAGTACATAAAAGGAGTGAAGCAGAAAGGCAGGGCAACAGGCCCCACCCCTCGGCAAGGTGTCACGACTGCCGGAGTGATGTCAGAAGTTGAAGCAGAAAAATTAGAAAGGGGAGATGAGTTTGCTGGCGCAGTTCCTTCTGATGTGCCGGGGTATAGACGCCCAGAGGAAAAGAAAGCCCGCGAGACTAAAGTTGTTACATCGACGAGCTGGCAACAAGGCTACATTGATCAATACTGGCCTTCGGCGAGACGCCTACTTGAGAGGATTCATAAAGTTCCACGATCATTCGTTGATCAAAGAGGAGTTCTCTGGATGAAGGTAGGCCGAGAGGGTAAGGGGCCTGACTTTAGGCGTAGATTTACAGGCTGGGTTCCGGACATTAGACCTAGAGCCAGTGATGAAATATTGAAGTCTTTGGTTCTTGAGGGTGAGTACACTGAAGGGGCGATGCCTCACCTAATCCTAGCCAAGGACAATCTTGGCGGCTCTACCCGCGAGGAAGTAATGGAGCGTGTGCAGGAGGCCTTCGGTAGGCAGGTTCTTAACATAGTCAGAGTCGTGCAGTCTCAGGATCAACTGCCCATCAATCTCCGAGTGGAGGATGGGGTCAGAGGTATCACAAGTCGAAGCCAGATTTGGCTCGTTGCTGACAACCTTCCTGACAACAGGATAGTTCCTGTGGTTCTACATGAAATGGGATCACATGGGTTACAGGCTATCATGGGTAAGAAGTTTTACCAGAAGCTCATGGCTCAGGTTGCTCACCTTGCAGAGACAGATCCTTACATCGCAGATATATATAAAACCCTTAAAGAAGGGAAGATGAAGGGAGAGCGAGAGGCTCTCATCATAGAAGAGACGATGGCTTACGTGGTAGAGAATGAAGCCATGCGTAACAATGCATTCTGGAGATCCCTGATAGATGCCATCCTCTATGGTCTAGCCAGACTAAAGATGGTGCTTAATCCTAAGTGGATTGGCGCGGGCGATCTACTCGTGCTTGCTAAAGCCTCTGCCAAGGCTCATGCTGCCGCAGCCAAGAACAAGGAGGCTGTGTTTGTAGCCAACTTTCTGAATGCGCCACTCTATTCGTTCTCTGACATCTTCAACTGGAAGGTGGATGAGAATGACTATGCCTCTGGCATCGTAACTGAACTAGGGGAAACTCTAGAGCCTCATCAGACTCAAGGCTTCTGGCAGGACTGGATGTTGAAAGACCTACCACTTCCTCAGCGTTGGTGGGAGAACTTTCTAGTCATCCGTCAGGTGGGGTCCAAACCTGATGAGCCACCTGTTCCCGGTATCAGAGTTAGAAAACTGGGAGGGCTGAGATTCCAGATGTGGCCCGGTGAGAATATAGTTAAATGGATCAGCAACTATTTTATTGTAATCCAGAGGATGGAGAAGTCAATAGAACAGCGTGGCGGAAAGATAGACGAAAGCATGATGCCCTCCCTGTTCCACGGCGGCTACAAGAATAGAGTCAACTTCCTGCGTCGCCAGTTTCACAAGGCTGACGTACACGAACTGCGTGAGTTCATGCGTGAACATAAAATAAGTGGGACAGATCTACACACTTACCTCTACGCTACTCATGCTCCCTTTCGTAATCTAGTATTTAAGGCCAAGGCCAAAGCGAGGAAGGTAGAGCATGCGTCTGGTATAAGTAACGAAGCCGCTGCTCTAATGATTAAGGCGCTCCAAGAAAACTTAACCAAAGAAGAATATACCAATCTAACCAAGGCCGCTAATATCGTTTATAAAATCAATCAGAGGAGGCAGGAGTATCTATTGCAGGAAGGACTGATTGATGAGGAAACTTTAGAGACTTGGAATAAGAACGAAAACTTCAAGAGAACTTACGTTCCATTGCGTGGCATTACTGACGTGGTGAATAATGACTTCTTTGAAGAGCCCCTTGCTCCGGGCAAGTTAGGCATCAGGGGTTATGAATCTAAGGCAGTTGGAGGAAGAACCAGTCCAGCAGAGAACACATGGGCGTGGTCTATCATGCAGATGGATCATGCATTTGATCGGGCAGAGAAGAACAAAGTAGTTAAGTCTTTTGCCAGACTGATCTTGAACAATGAAGATGACTTCAAGAATGACATGATTGTTGTCAGTCGTGAGCAATTCAAGAAGGGTGTTGACCCCGCAACTGGTGGGCTATTCTTAACTGGTGAGGACATACGTGGGCTTCATCCAGAGAATGCGTCAGACCCAGCGCATAACATAGGCTTCAAAGATAATGGTAAGGAGTGGGTTATTGTAGTGCGGGACAAGAGGATAGGTGAGGCTTTTAACCGAACCAACATGAGTGACTCTGGTGTCATCATGCAGTGGTTCTCTAATGTCAACCGATTCTTCAGCGCCATTCACACCTCCCTCAGTCCTGAGTTTGTTCTCGTTAACTTTGTTAGAGACTTTCAGACTGCAATGATCAACTTGCAGAGTGACAAGCAGACCATCGCTCAGTTGAAAGACGTGGAAGGATTGTCCAAGCAAGTTATGAAGGACGTAAAGAATGCAGCCATAGGTTTGAAAGAGTTCATCCGTGAGAACAAAACGGATACTGAATGGTCTGATCTGGCTAGAGAATTCTCAGCAGAGGGTGGACGAATTGACTTCTTTGGATTCAGAGATGCCCGTGACTTTGAGAAAAATCTTAATGATTACATCAAGGATACCACAGCGGCAGGAGCTCGACGTTGGAAGAACCGGATGCTTGAGTTCGTTGGTGAATACAACGCAGTCTTTGAGAATACCATGCGCCTCTCCACTTACAAGAATGTGCGTGATGCTTTTATATCTAATGGCATGGCAGAGGCTGACGCCAAGAGACGTGCCGCTGACGTAGCCAGAAACCTGACGGTCAACTTCTCCCAGAAGGGAGAGAAGACGCAAGCACTCAACTCCCTCTACCTATTCTTTAATGCATCGGTTCAGGGTACTGTGCGTATGTTTCAGGCGATGCTCAGGAGACCTCCGGGTCAGCGAGGCATGACTCGTGTGCAGAAGATCATGAGTAGCATTGCCCTGTTCGGCTTTGCTCAGGGAATCATCAACTCCCTACTAGCAGGTGATGACGAGGATGGAATCAATCGCTACCGCCAAGTAGATCTCAAGACCAGAGAGAGACAGGCTCACATTTACCTTCCGGGGTTTGATGTGTTCATTAAGATCCCTCTCCCCTACGGATACAATATACCCTACGCTATCGGAGACTCCTTGGCCGCTCTAATGATGGGTCACACCACAGGACCAAAGGCGGCATCACATCTGTTCTCCACCACGGTGGATTCATTCCTTCCATTCTCGTGGGGAGGCAGTGACAATCTGCTCATCAGTTCTACCAAGACCATCTCGCCAACACTCTTTGATCCACTCATAGACTTGGCAGTGAACGAGAGTTACTTCGGTCAACCTATTTATAAGGAAGCCCCCTACGGCTCCGCAGATCCCCCCTCAGAGCGATACTGGTCTTCGACAGCCGCGCCATTCAAATCTGTTTCTCGTTTCATCAACGCGATTACAGGGGGCTCTCAGGTCAAAGCTGGGTGGGCAAGTATCCCGCCGGATATATTTGAGCACATCTGGGAGACTACAGTGGGTAGTGCCGGTAGATTTGTGACTAAGACCACCAACCTAGCGTGGTCGATTGGTCCGATGCCCGGACGCATCACTCACCCGGAGAGCAGGGATATTATCTGGAGTAAGGTTCCCTTTGCCCGACGGTTCTTCCATGATCCTACGGCCTCCAAGAACAGATTCGCCTACGACAAGTACTCCTACTACGAGCAATCCATAAGGTCAGCAACGAGTCTTAACACCGGTATCAAGGAAGTCTATGGTGTGGGGAAGATGTATAAGAATTTTCAAAAGAGCGACGACTATAAACTCTTTCGACTCAATGAATACAGGAAGGACATCGCGGGAAGGATCACCAAACTTCAGAAGGATCGAGCCCAGATCAGGCGCAATCGTATCATGCGTGACGACATCAAAGAAGATAGGATTAATAATATTAATCAGAAGATGCAGGATCTAAGGCTCAGGCTGGTCAATAAGGTTGATGCAGTCCTAGAGTAATGAAGAATCCTAAGCTGGTTGTGGTTGAGTGGAGAGATATTCTTGGCACCTCCGGATGGGAGAAGCCATCGGAAGTAGATCCCCCTACCTTCTGGACGGTGGGCTACCTAATTACCAAGAACAAAAATACCATTAAGATAGCCGCGACTAAAGATGAGAAGGGCGAGTGGAGTACAATCACTGCCTTCCCATCTGGGTGTGTTACAAAGATTAACTATAGTCCCTCATAATCCTACGGAGGGTGACTGTCTTGACCCCATCGTAATAACCCTCACCATCCAGTTCCTCTAGCATTACAATACCTCTCCACCACTGGTGCTCGGTGTCTCGACACCAACTCTCTGAGTACTCAGGGTGAGAGAAGCAACCCGCAGACAACCCAAAGATTTTCTGTCCATCAGGACGTGTGTGTTCTGCGTGGTTGTACAGATGTGAATGACCTTGAACGGCGGAGCAGTGAAGTTTAGAAACCAGTGTATGTCCTATGTGGAGACTAGAGATAGGTCGTCCAGAGATACCCGCAGTGAAGTAGTGCGAGAAGGTAATTCCCTCTATCGTCACGCACTGCTTGAAGGGGACAATTTCCCACCCAAACCCCTCGTACTGTAGATCTTCGATGCCTATTGTTCCATCCAACTCTGCTTGAGAGTTGATGGCTCTAGTAATTCTATCCTCATGATTACCTATACACATTACTAAGCGTGGCCTATACTGCTTCTTGCCGTTCCTTCTTTTTCTAGCGTTGTGTATAGTCATCGCCTCGAACAGAAGTTCTTGCGCGTTGATCGTCGCCGCTACATCCTTCTTGTATCTCCTTCCCTCAAATCCTTTAGTCCCCCTGTCGTAAGAAGACAGAGACGGCAGGTCGGCTAAATCCCCCAAGCACACTACACACTCGGGTTGCTCCTCCATGAGCAGCCGACCCGCCGCTCTGAATCTTTCGTTGTTGTAATCAGGGTGGGCGTGAGGATCAGGAATGATCATCAGTTTCATATTAGTGTTCTCCACATCCCTCTGTATCACAGTTGGGATAATTAGCACAGGCAAGATGCATGACATCACTACTTTCTGAGAGAGCCTGTTTGTGATAGTAGTCATCCCCAAACTCTTTATAAAATTTGGCATCATATCTGGGTTCAAGGGTGGTGTAACTACAGTAAGAGTTTCGGCAGTGGTAGTATTGTCTTAGCCCACCATCTCTTTTAGAGAATTTTCCGCGAGTCTGTAACATCTTACCGTGCCTAAATCTGCAATACGGGTTACTCATAAGATATCACACTTGTCCCCGGAACATGCGAGTTCCTGACTTCCGATTGTGTTGTCTTCGTGTTCCTCGATTGCATCCCAGTCGATTCTTGAGATTTTTTTAAACGAGGAGAAGGTTTCTTTAGTAATCTCCTCATAAGGAGCGACCTCATACGAGTGGCTATCATCTGCCCTCGGTAGAAAACTGACACCGCTCAGTATGTCGAAGTTCGAGTAGCACCACGCACCAACCTCCATCCATTCGTCTTCACCTACATAGATTGTAACACTAGGCTTGTGCTCGCACCAGTGTAACGCAAACCTCTTCCAGATCTCAAGGTGCTCTATCGCAGTCACATCATTCCTAGTTCGTGACTTGGCGGGAGACCCCATAGGGAAAGAGAAAACTATAGCCTCTTTATTGTATGGGTCGTCCTCGTATGGAACCCCGGCATCAATGATGGCCTGATTCAATGGATCTTTTTTGTCTTGCCTGATCCTTCTGATGTACCACTTCGAGTACGAAGGATGCAAGCCCGACCCACCTACGGCAGTGAGTTGGGAGACAGTACCTGACGGCTTGATGCAAGTGATGGCGGCAGATGGGTTGATGTCCAGTTGTTTAGCCCACTTCTCATTGGTCTTGATTGCTATGTCTCTCCACTTCTGCAACTGTTCGGGAGATGCATTCAGAACGATTGGGCAATCGAATACTCCAGTCATGCTCACACCGAGGAGTCTTTCCTCCTCTGCATTCTTCTTCCAGATGGGTCTAACGTATCTGAAATCAGTCAGCATGGATTGAATGGTTCCTAGGATAGTGGCGTATTCTACCTTCTTTTCCACATCTTCGTGTCTGTCAGAGGGTCTGAGGATGCATTCTGTGAGGTTGCACACACCAGATGACCGCAGAACGATCTCAGAACAGGGGTTACAGCCGAACTCATAGTCCTTTTCCCTCCTCTCTGGCATCAATTTCTTAGTGGCTTCTCGATTGAAGACACCCCTCTCACCACTGCGTGATTCATAAAGCGCAGTCCACTCCCTCATGTATACCCCCATGTCTGGCTTCTCTGTGTAACACACACTGTTGTTAGCCAAAGCACGTTGGGGGTTTTCAACCCACCACTGTCCTGACTTGGCATGCCTCATGCGTTCATCAGTTAAATTACTTAAACTAATTTCGGCGGCTCTACGAACTCCGCCCACCACCACGCTCTCGCCGTTCCAACACATCAGGTCGTGGCACTCAATGCTCGTGAGGCGGCGGCTGGTCGCGGATTTAAAAGTGGCGATATAGTGGCTAAATAATCTTTCCAGTGGATCTGGGCCAGATGCCCTTCCGCCAAAGGTCTTGAGTCTTGCTCCTGCAGGACGAATCCTACTGTAATCTACTTTGGGTATCATCCCTTGGTATAGGAGGCTAACCAATTCTCTCAGAGCCTTAGCCCACCCTATCTTGCTATCGCTCACGATGATGGTGGTATCGGATTCATGGAAGTCATCGGCCACTTCTGGCAATCGGTTAATGAACTGACGTTCCACGCTAAACCCTACACCCGTACCGCATAGCAGGACATACAGGGACTCATCAAAGGCTCGGATATGATCAACTGCCAGATAGGCACAGTTATATCCCGCCATATTATCTCTGGACAATGCCCCGCTTCCTGTTTCTGGATCTGCCGTCATTAAGGCTCTCATGGAAGGCATTACCTCCATATCCATGATGGCCTCACGGAGATAGTTTGGGAAGTTCCCACTAACGTCACTCATGTAGTCGCAGTAACGGCTCACAGTTTCTTCCCACGTTTCCCTGCGTCCTTCAGAGTCCAGATACCTAGCGTACCGGCTCTTGTGGATTAACTTCTGATATTCTGAAATCATCCTTCTCTCCCAATTAGTTTCTCTTTCTGGGCTACTACTATTCGATGCTTTGCGTGTTTCACGTTTTTGAATTTCTCTCTGAGCCGTTGCTCATTAGACCATATGACAAATTCATCTAAGGTCATAGCGGTGTGGTTCTGGAACCAATCTTCCCAAGGGATTGCGCCTTTGGGGGTCAACTCATGGCGCATAGGCCAGATGTGCCTCGCTAGATGATATATGCGAAAGACCTGTTCCTCATCCTCTTGCCACGAAAGATTGGGGGGCCGAAGCCCCCCTCCCTCTCCCTTAGAATGGTAGCGAGTCATCCTCGCTTGTTGAAGAAACTGAAGAACTGTTTTTCTTGGCTCCCATCTGCATTGAGTATGCAACGATACTTGTGGAATGCTTTTCCACTCCTTCCCGGTCAGTGTACTTACTGTAAGTGATCCTTCCCTCCACGTACAGTTCCTGACCTTTCTTCACATACTCGTTAACTGTGTCAGCGAGTTTACCAAAGAACGTAACCTTATGCCAGTCGGTTTTCTCTTTGTCGCCGTAACCGGAGTTAGTGGCAAGGGACAGATTGGCAACTGTATCCCCTTTGCCTGTTTCATTAATGATGGGGTCTGCCCCAACGCGCCCTACTAATATTGCCTTATTCACATTCATCTTACATGACTCTCCTGTCGTGCCATTCTGGGTTGTACTTCTTTACCAACTTCCAAAGGGAGAGAGCATGATTGAACATGGTTTGAAATCTATTCACGTCTTCATGCTCCCATACGAGAACGCGGGGAGAACCCACGTCTATAAATACATTGAGCAACCTGCGACCACCCCCTAAACCTTGGGCATAGGCGGCAAGTTGGGTTCCATAGTCATCATACACCATTTTCTTTACGTTCGGTTGATCTGGAAACTCTTTGGTCTTGAAGTCTACCACCCATTCATCGTTGTGTAAATCAACCTTACCACCGTAACCGGAATGATGGGCAAATGCTTTTTCGGATACCCACGCCCCACCTTCACT